CCATCCTGCATCTACAGTTCCTGATCCTGTTTCATCACCAACTGCAAAAGAAACTGATAAGCTGCCTAAAACAACTCCTGCTCCTTCTTCAATTGCTAATGCACCAGATAATTGAGTTTCAAAAGAAACACCAGTGGGTGATACCACATGTTCTGGTTCAGCAGTTGGTGTACCTAAAGTTGATGTAAGTGTGACTGGAGAGGGAGGTACGGAAACATCAGCGGTTGCCGATACTGTACCTAATGCTGTAGTTGAAGAAACACCTGTAAGGGTTACAGTAACAGAACTCTGTTGTCCCCAAAAGCCTTGCCCCCACGTGCCCTCATTCCAAGCATCTGCCATGGTGATGACCTCCTATATTAAGATAATCTTAATATAGCACTTGAAGCATCGTTAGTTGGGAATGCGATTGTGAATGTACCGTTTGTTGATGTCTTTACACTACCAAAATCTAAAACTGCAATAGCTGCATTAGTATTTGTTGATGATCTGTTATAGATCAAAGCTGCCTGAGCAGATATTGTTGCTGAAGTAAAACTTACGTTTGCAAAGTCAACAAAAGCTGTTGAAGCTGTTGCGCTTGTTTTGGTTAAGCCAATGGTTGCACTTGTTAAAGTTGCACCGCCACTAGCATATGTTCCTGAGTTTCCAACTTCGTTAGCTGTTGAAAACGCTGTAGTGTTTCCGTTTAAAGTTGCAGAGTCGGTGAAGAGAGCAAGATTAATTGTATCGTTATCAATATCGTGATCCCCTGCCAATAACTCCTGTTTAAAGGAAGCACAGACTGCTTGGTTTATTGCCATTTTTAACTACCTCCTGGGTCTACTGATCTTAGGGGGAGTCGTAATACACCATCACTGTACTCATCCCTACGTTTACGTCCCATCTGCTCTTGTGCAAAAAGCTGAAGAGCTTGTTGGAACTTCTGTGTGTATAATTGCATATCTTTGTCATTTTTCAAGTATGAAAATGCTTCAGATAGCGTTCCATACAACAACACCTCTGAGGCATTGTTGGATAAAAATGTTGTGGTAGTTGTGGACCCAGAACCGTTTCCTAATCTTTGTGGAGTTTCGTTGTACCACATCTCTACTGTGTAAGCTGCGTTTGGAGTAGGAGCCACTACTAATTGTGTTGCATCCCAGTTAGCCCAATACTTTGGCTTTCCTGTAAAGTTAGTATCGGTTGTTGATCTCTCTGGAATATACTCATCTATGAAAGTTGTATCTCTTTGTTGTAGCCAAGTTCTAGTCCCATCAGTTTCAACTAATTGTAATCCTCTAGCAAATTTAAATCCACCCTCAGGACCACTGACATCTAAAAAAGCATTGTTGGCTTCAAAGGTTGTTGTTGCATATCTTCTCTGGTCATCACTATCAACCTCTCTTGAGACTTTATTTTCTGTGTTTGTAATAAAAACATTTATAACTGTATTTGTTAAAACGTCAGATGTAACCTCTGTATAATTTCTTACATTGTCTAATAATTCAGAATAATTCATGATATCACCACTGTTACTGTACCAAGACTTGATCCTATAATCAACTCTCTGATTTGTGTTGCAGGTTGCATTCCATCAGACTCAAAAGCAGAATCTGCAGGTGCTCCAACAAAAACAATTGTTGGTTCTAGTCTATCTGGTCTAGGATTTTGTAACGCTTCAGGGTCAGGTTTTGAATATGGAGGTTCTAATTGTGGGTGTTTAGGTTCGTAGCACTCAGGACAAACAAACAGTCCATTCCACTCTTTTTTTAAATCTAAATAATAGTATTGAAAACCACATCTATCACAAATTGCTTGTGACTCTTTTCCAACTGCAAAAGTCATTTTTAGGTCCTAAAAAAGTTTTGTGGCACTAAGTGAACTGATGTTCTTTGTCCATCTTCTGTTAAAGCTCTTTGTAATTCATCTTCGTAGTATAGCTTCATTTCTTGAACTCTACCGGGGTTGTGTTTCTGTGCTAAATAAAAAGATAGACCAGAAACCATGCAAGGTAAAAATCTATATGGTGCATCAGGTGTTTTTGTGTATGCCCCTGCATCCTCTATTCTTGCAAGATAAAAATAATTTATTTGAGTGTCAGTTGTGTTTGGAGTTAAGTATAAATTAATTTCAACATTAGCTAAATTTCTTCTAACGTAATATTGAGTTGGAGTGCCTTGCGAAGATTTGTTTGGTATCGCTTGATACTCCGATCTTGAAACTTTTGTCATGGTAGTGTCTGTGCTACCATTTCTAAAAACTGCTTCCAATACATCACTTGTATCTGCTGGAGCAGTGTATGTGGTTGACCCTGCTACGAGGTTTTGTGTGTGATTAACAACTTTCCAAAGATGAACTCCTCTATTGCCCCATTCAGATAGCAACAGATTTAAACTTCTTCTAGCTGACTTTAAATCATAACCAGTTCTGACTTGTCTTCCAATTCTTTCAAAAGACTCCTCAATAACCTCGTCAATGTTTAAGTTAAAATCTGTTGTACCTGATGTAGCCATTTCAAATTACTTCTTCTTCATCATTCCGCCGCCACGTTTTTTCATTATACCGCCGCCACGTTTTTTCATAACTTGTTTTTTCTTAGCCATACCGCCATCCATCATTCCCATGGCCATAGCTTTTCTTGGTGAAACTGCGCCGCCCATCATCATTTTCTTGGCTGCCATTCCACCACCACGCTTCTTCATGACCTGTTTTTTCTTAGCCATGCCTCCGCCTCTTTTTTTGATTACTTGTTTTTTCTTCATCATGGTGTCACCTCTTTTTATTTAGTTTTTCATACGTATGTTGCCTTTCGGCTACTACCTCATTGTAGTATTCCTTGGGCCATTTTTTATAATAACCTATCTTATGTAGTTTGCAACTTGCTTCATATAGCTGTTTAAACTTTTGTATAAGCATCATGGAATATTCTAAATCCCCGTGTGTCACTGGTGCATCTGTCGGATCGCATAAAAATTCTTGGTCTTTAGGATCAGCTGGTGTTTCAGGGTGAAAACCCATAAAATACACATCTCGTCTATTGTAAGTTTTATTATAAAAATCTATTTTTTCTTGAAACTGATCTGGGCTGTATTGTTCAAAAAAAGGATCACAATAAATTATTATGTCGTGTTCTTTTTTATTCCACGACTTTATTACACTCGTTAATTGTTTTTCATACTTAGATTTGTCCATGCGAACCTCTATTCGCACTTTTCCATCTTTTCTCCACTTAGCTGCAAAAGGACACGCTGGAAAACCTATGTGTTTGTTCATTGGTTCTAAGACAGTCTTAGACCAATTAATTACATCAAGCCTTATTTTTTCTGCTTGTTTTTTTCTTGACACTCGGTAATAACCCTTTGTTGACTGCTCTCGCCCTTTCCGAGAATCCTAATTTTTTACCAGCTTTTATTTTATTCTTTATAGTTGATACTTTAGCTACCATTGATTATGTCTTGGATCTTGTTGTTGCATCATGTTTTCTTTTTTTTTACAAAAGTTTTTACATTAGTTGGTTTACCACCGACCCCTTGAGCTACTGATCTTTTTCTTGATACTGCGGATTTAATTTGTGCCTTGGTCATTCTATTGGCTTTTGCAGCTGGCACACACTTAGGGTACTTTCGTTTTGCGTCTTTCTTTTGTTTTGTTCTGCCACATTTAGCAAAACTACCATCTTTTCTTCGAGTGCTTATATCTCTCCAGTCTTGCTTAAACCACTCTTTTAATCCTGGTTTAGCCATTTAAACAAATTTTGTAGTTTTTCTTTTGTTTGCCATAACCGCTCCACATCCTCTGGCTAGGCCACCCTTGTTAAATTTAGAAACTTTCTTACGATCTTGAGATATTTTATTGAAGTCTATGATACCTCCATCTGCTTTTCCTGATGGTTTAGGGCCTCTGAAATCTTTTCTTTTTACTCCACTAGGATCTTTAATTTTACCTGCACAAACTTTTGAAGCATAGGCGTTGGCATATGCGCTCGGGTACACCTTAAATTTACGCTTTGCTGCGGCTTTTCCTCTTGGACATAATTTTGTCATTTTTCTTTTTTTTCCTTTTAAGCCTCCCGGGCTTCATTATTTGTTGTCTCATTTGTGCTCTGGATATTGGCATGAGCACAACCTACACAACCACACCAAATGCAGGAGGATCCACAATGACATTCACAATCACATTTTTCACAGTCTTGCATTTCCATCTCGCATTTTTTACATAGTATGTCACATCCATCACACATTTAAAAGTCAGAAGTTTTAATTAAAAACTCCTCTATCCAAGCGATTCTATCATCCATATCTAATATCTTTGCTTTTATAATGGCTATATCTTGTTGCATTTGTGCAACACTGTCTGCTTTCTTTTCAACTGCATTTAGGCGTTCAGACCACATACCCCATGTCATGCCTATTGTTGCAATAAGCACAACATAAGGCAGGACTGTTTTCATCTCTATCTTAATCGACATACACAATCCTCATCTGTTTTACAATCGCACATGGTACACTCCTTATCTACAAGTTGGTTTGTATTGATATATACATAAATACTACAGTTATAAATGCACAGAGTAAATAAAAATAAGCCTTATACATTATTTTACCTTACTCATTGATCTTATAAATTCAACGCCCTCTATAGTTTCTATTTGTGCTTCTACTTTAACACATTGTATAGTTGCTGTATCAGATTGCATGTTCCGTGTCATAATTCTTTTCTTTTCAAGACAATCTTTTACACCATCAGTAACAGTATGTTCAATCATGGTGCCGCCAGAAAACAATAATAATGCTATAATTACTTTAGTTACCATTTGCTCTTACCTTATCTTTTAATTTTTCTATGTCTATTAATGCTTTTTCCATATCAGTTTGTAATCTTGTTATATTAACTTTGTTATGTGCCATGTTTTCTAAATCATCAGATATGTCCTCTACTTGTTCTGATACAAATTCTAACAACATAAACTGTTCTTGATCAATAGGTGTTTGATCGGCACCTTTAACTAAATCCTCTTCAAATAATGTTTGTCTAGTTTCAATATTATTTAATCGTTCAATGACTCCAAAGTACGCCCACACACCTATTGCTACTGCTGCAAGAATACTTATTAAGTTTCTCATAGGCATAGAAATACTTGTTTCATCTGATATTTTCATTTAACACCTCCACCTTTTACGTGCTTGTCTTAATCTTGAATTAGGGTCCTTTGCGGCTTTTGGAAACTTTTTCATTTGTCCTGCACTTCTAGCACAGAACGACTTTCTTCTTTTTGCCGCTTTACTTCCGGGTTTTACTTTACCTGTCACAGCAGTTTTTAATTTAGAGCCAGGGTTTTCTCGTCTATAACGAGCAACCCCAGCTTTAGTCATCCCCGCCCCTGCTTTTGTGGGGCGGAAATATTTTTTAGTTTTTGGTGGCTGTTTGTCTGCCATTATGCAAATACACAGGTTAATGAAGTTACATTGGTTAATGTAGCGTGAATGACATTTTCAAATCTCATACCGTCATCTCCAATGTAAAGATTAACTTGTTCTGTGGCTGATGCAGGAGTATCTAAATCTAATCTAGTATCTCCTCCGCTTCCGTCTTTTAACAGGATATTACCAGCACTCCCAGAGCAGACTGCATTAATTGCAATCAACCTTGCAGGTCCTGCGCCTACATTTCCTGTAGCAGTTACTTTAGCCGAGCGATAGTTAATCATAATCTACTCCTTATGTTGGTTGACCTGGATATGATACGTCTCTATCTTTTGCAGCCATTATGTAATCAAGTTTTGTATTCATAGCGTCTCCACCAAGAATACCTGAAATACTAGCAGCTTGAGGTTTCATATTTGCAGTTGGAATA